GGCCCTGATAGATCATCAATTCCTTGAGTTCTTGCTCTTGCTTTTTCATGCGCTCGAGTTCGAAAAACTCCTCGAGGTCGTTGCGCTTATTGGGAGGGGTTTCCTCGATCTTCTTCTGGATGGATGATTTGGCGTTGAAGTAGTCCATCACGGACTTGCCTGCGGCCATCAGATCACCGGAGTGCTGGACCGCCTCCTTAATGATTGCGAAGGCCGCATTCGCCGCCGCAATCTCGACCAGCATGATCTACCCCTTGGGCGAGAAGATGCTCCAGAGGGCCAGTCCAGCCGACCAAATGAGGGACACCGCGATGACGATGCCGCCGCCGATTCCCTTCCACTTGGTCAGACTGTCACGAACCTGATGCATATCTTCCCGCATGGTTTTGATGTCCTCTCGCGTTTCCTGGAGGAGCGACATCATCGCCTGATGCTGGGCCTCCAGTTTTGCGATGCGCTCAATATCTTCCATGCGGGTTTTTTAGCGGGTAAATGTTGAAAACAAAAGCCTTTGAGGACTGTTTATGCAAAATCCGACTTGCTGAAACCAAACCGCTCGATGGTTGACAAGTCCTCAACATCCGTCCAGATTGGCTCAAGCGTTTCGCCCTCGTATCCTGGCTGACCGTATCCGTCCGGATACTCCTGAACATCTTGCTTGCGTGTCATAGATCCTTTAAGGGCCGCCATGAATTCCGTGTGTTCAGGCGTTCCCGCAATGGCATCAAGGTCGGCCCGGGTGTTAATAATTGCTTTAGACAGTAATGCCATATTGTTTCTCCATCCAAGTGAAAAGGTTGTGAGTGTTGGCCCATTGAGCGTGACCAGACCATGATGCAATAAACTTCCTCAGAGATTCGGTGTCGTTATGCTTGACAAATTTTGACACCTTTTTCTTTGCACGAACAACAGAATCTTTCCGCAACAGTTTATAGTCGTGCCATATCCGATACCCAAGAAAATTGACACCTTGAGCAAGCGACCCAACAGACCACTTGCTGATTCTGAGTTTCATGTTTTCGCCTGCAAATTCAGATATAGCCTGGAACGAGTCCCGCAATCTTGCTGGGTCTTTGTCCAGAATAACAATGTCATCCATATATCTCGCCCAGTCGTGGTGACCCAGACGAAAGTGGATAAACCTATCGACGGGGTTTCCGTAGACATTGGCAAATAACTGGGATGTCAGACTACCAATGGGGATTCCAGTCCCGTCTTGAGGGATGATCTCCCGCAAGATGTTGAGCGTTTTCTCGCAACCAATTCGACGATCAATCATTTCGTGCAAAACCTGTCGGTCTACACTTGGAAAAAACTTAGAAAAGTCGGTCTTTAAGAAGTGGCTTGCGTGAGTTGATCGCATCCTTGCCTGCACATGGCGCACCCCAGCGTGAGTGCCCAGGCCAACCCGACAGGCAAAGGTGTATGGCATGAGAGTTTTTTCAAAGATTGGTGAGATCACATTGCATAGTGCGTGTTGCACCAACCTATCCTTGAAATCCAAAGCGGAGATCAGGCGTGGCTTTGGCTCGTAAATCGTAAACTCCCGGTATTTGCCAATCGCATACGCTCCGTCCGCAAGTTCTTGCTGAACCAGCAAAAGGTTTGACTCGGCGTATTCCTTAAACTCAAGATACCCCCAGGTCATTTTTTTGCCCTTGGATGTCTTGTAGTAAGCATCCCGTAGGTTGTCCATCGTAATGATCTGGTCTATTAGATGACGATGACGCTTGGGCATAAAGTCGGCTCCACCTTTGGATTTCCTACTTGGTGTTCTACCGAACCCGTTAGTGTATTTCCCGAGGGAGGACAAGACTGGCTGACCACACTTTGATTGGTCTGCTCGCAAAGCCGTGGCGTTTGCGAAGCGATAAAGTGGTGCAGACACAGACGAAGCGAGACCCGATGTTGTTGTTCGAGTTCGATGCTGAGTTGTTCCAGTTCGAGCACCGAGAACCGGAGTTCGACCCGTTGTTCCAGTTGCCGCCAAGGATGCCAGCATTTTTACCCAGTTTGCCCCTGCTTTCTCCGCTTCATCCACGAGCCCAACATTGCCCCAACCTCTGCGACCAACACTTGCGCTGTTTGAAGTTGATGCGATGTCATGCACCTGATTGAAACGAGGAAACGCATCCAAAACCGCAGTTGCGCCAAGCCAGCGTCTGCGGTGTAAATCTTTGAAACCTGATTCGATTTGCCTGCCTGAAAGAATAGGTCTGGCTGACCCAATAAAACCCTGAGAAACATCTCCCTCGCCACGCCATGCTTTCTCGGTATTGACTGTGCAATGGGGTAGAGATACGAGATAACCCTCTCGTATTTCTCCACAATTGCCATCTGGTCGTAGCATTGGGTGAGTTCCCCTGTCGGCTCCAACGGTCGCTTTCGCTCCCTTAATCAAGTTGCAGGTGGTCACAGACGAAGCGAGACCCGATGCTGTTGTCCGAGACCGATGCCGAGTTGTTCCAGATCGAGCACCGAGAACCGGAGTCCGACCCGCGGCCCCAGACGCCGCCAAGGATGCCAGCATTGGGTGCGTTGTACTCCGAACCTCTGCCCTCAGTATTGGCGTTCCAAGATGCCGCCGCCGCAGGGCCACCACGGTCTCTAGCCCATGACCACAAAACGCCAGCAGATTGCATTACGCCCCACTTGGAGGTGTAAGCCGCATTCAGGATTGTTGAGACTTGATCGGAGCCAATAGACGATGCTTCTGTCGTGCCATAGGCCAGCGACATAAACTCCATTTGCGTCGGGCATTTTTTACCAAAAGCCGTGGCAAGTTCCATCGCCTCAAACCAAGTATACGAGCCGTAGGTTGTAGAGCCATTGCCGCCAAACATGGTCGGAACCTTTGGCGGGCTTGACCCGTCAGCCATAGTCACATTGTATTTAGACGAGCCATTTGTGATTGCGTCCACGCCGGTTAGGTAAATGTCAGCCCAGAATCCGCCACCAACCAATGTCATCCCCCGTGGGTCAGGGCAGGCAGGCCGCCACTTCAAGTCCCACATGGAGTATTCATTGATCTGGGCTGTTGTATTTCCGCCACTCGTTCCCGTGGCATTGCCGCCAGGAGCGTAGTGGAAGCCACCGACCTTGCGAGCATTTGCGGTTGGCGGGGATGAGTGATTTGTCGTGGCCTCAAGCGTTCCGTCAGTCTTGGCCCAAATTGCATAGTCGGTTCCGGTCGTTGCAGACCCCGGCATGGTCACCGCAGTGGATGATGCAATCGTGTGCAGAGTGCCGTTGACCTCGATATAAAGGGTGGTGGCGGTTGAAACAGTAAAGTTTCCAGTCTTAGACCACGCCACGATGGTTGGGTCGGCTTTGCGGAAAAGTCCGTAGGCAGTTGCGCCGACCTCTCCAAATGTCAAAACTCCTGAGCCGTCAGTTTTTAATGCCTGCCCAGATGTTCCATCAGATGTTGGGAGGGTGTAGGTAACTGAGCCGACCTTAAGTTCGCGGGCATTTATGACTTTAATTCGATCATTTGTTTGGTCAATCGAAAACCAATCAATCCACGCATCGTTGTCCGAATTCCGAATTTTCACCACGCTTGGGTCGGCGGCCGTATCGACCCAGATCATATGCGCGAAGGTCGTGGATGGCGCGGTAGCGCTTGAGTTGTTTGAGACTATCGCGGCCAGAGCATCGTTCAGATCACTCCTGAATGCCGGGAAGCCTTGGTTTGCGATGTTGTAGTCATGCGTTGCCATGCTTTTTTCTCCTGTTAAGCGGCGAGTTCGCCGTAGCCTTTTGCAACATAATCAAAGGTCCGGCTTACCACCGTCCCACCAGAGTTCTTAAATCGTATTGTAAAGCCCGAGGCGGTTTTTGAAACAATCTCATAATAGTCACCGGATGTTAAATTTTGCGCCGCAATGCCCAGGGCCGGGACTGCCTTAAACGCCGGTGAGAAGTTCACCACCTTGCCGCCTGCATCCGTCCCCGAGGTTATATCGTCCCCAGAGGTCACCCGGTCGGGCATATCCACGGTGACTGACAGGCTGGAGATGGATGGGCTTGCCTGGGCATCCCGAGAGGTCAGAATGGCCCTAAAACGAAGCCCTCGGGCCTTGTAGTCGCCCACAAAAAACTTGCGGTATGCGGTCCATGTTGGGGTTCCAGAAGGGTCGTCCTCGGTCACCGAGACCTGGAGTTCTACATTGGTGTCGTCAAACGCATTCGGAGACCCGTCGAAGTCGCCCTCGCGGGAGTCAAACAGGCCCACCGCAGAGTCAAAAGTGTTCACATAGTCGACCCGTCCCACCTCGACAAACGCGGTCACCCGGCTCGTATAGACCGCACCCAAATCGACCACCTGGGAAAAGTCATAGGTTCCGGTCGTGGAAATCGTCCCGCCGCCTGCATCGAAATCGCCCTCGGTATCGTCAAACAGTCCAGAAACATCATCAAAATCGACCGCAGTATCCAGCACCAGAGTCCCGTCGACCACATTGCACTCGACTTTTGCTCCAGGGAAGGTGGGTGACTCGGTAAGGGTCTCGACCGCGTTCAGAC